AACTAGGAGTACGAGATGGACACAAAGCAAGTTAAAAAGATTGCTGATAAAGAAGTTAAAGCACACGAAAAACGTATGCACAAGATGGCAAAAGGTGGCGTAACTACTGAATCCATGGAAAAAAACGGTCGCAATATGGCGCGTGTTATGAACCAGAAATCTAACGGCAGAGGTCGATAATGGCTAAGTTCTCGCAGAAGGTTAAGGGTAAGGAAGTAGGTCAGGCTGCTGTGTATGCTGCTCCTCATGACATGAAGGGCAAAGCGTCTAGCATTCAGGCTGATTCTAAGTACACTGCTGGCGCTAAGATTATGGATGACATGAACATCTCCGTATCTGGTATCAGCAAAGGTAACTACAAAGAAACCAAAACTGACGGCATTAAGATGCGCGGTGCTGGTGCTGCTACTAAAGGTACGATGTGCCGGGGGCCGATGGCATAATGACTTACACCCAGTTATATAACGCGATTCTCTCTTACACAGAGAATTTTTCTCAAGAGTTTATAGATTCTGTTCCGACGTTTGTTCGGCAGACGGAGACTCGCGTCTATAACGCTGTGCAACTTCCTTCATTACGCAAGAACCAGACTGGTACGTTGACCGCTAGTAATAAATATCTATCAGCTCCTAGTGATTACCTTTCAACGTATTCACTAGCAGTGATTCAGAATTATCAGTCATCAAATGAAACTTACACGTACTTGTTAAACAAAGATGTGAACTTTATTCGGGAAGCATACCCAACGCCAAACGATACGGGTAAGCCAGCGTATTACGCAATCTTTGGCCCAACGGTAAGCAGTAATGTAACTACCAATGAACTGACGTTTATCATGGGGCCAACGCCTAATACGTCGTATACGGTAGAGCTTCATTACTACTATTATCCAGAATCAATTGTCACTGCTGGCACAACATGGTTAGGCGACAACTACGATCCAGTATTGTTGTATGGCTCCTTGCGCGAGGCTTATCTGTACATGAAGGGTGAGCAAGATTTGATCGCCAACGTAGAAGCAAAGTACAACGAGGCCATGGGTGAGTTGAAACGTCTGGGCGATGGTTTGGAGAAACAAGATTCTTATCGTAGTGGTCAGCCTAGGGTGAAAGTAACATGACCATCTATCAAGGACTGACTACAAGCTTCAAGGTTGACATGCTGAACGGTAAGCAGAACGTAGCATCAGACACATTGAAGATGGCGCTGTACACCTCGTATGCCACGTTAAATCAAGACACCACTGCGTATACATCGGTTAATGAGATTACTGGTACTGGCTATACTGTTGGTGGTCAAGATCTATCAAATGTAACAATAATGAGTGGTAGTAATACAGTGTATGTGAGCTTTAGTAATGTAACTTGGAACCCAGCTCAATTTACAACTAGGGGTGCATTGATTTACAACTTAACTAAATCAAACGCTTCTGTAGCAGTATTGGACTTTGGGTCTGACAAGATTCAAACTAGCAACAACACATTTACAGTAATTTTGCCGCCTGACACAGAGTCCAGCGCGCTAATTCGCATAACGTAAGGAGCAATCATGTCTACTGAAAAATCCTATTCAAGCGAGAAAATCTCGGGTGATGTGGTGCGTAAAGAAGGTTTTGTAGAAGGTCTGTCATCGGGCGGTGTATTTACTGTCACTTGTCTAGATAAAGACGGCAACGAGAAGTGGGTAGATATTGCGCCTAACCTCGTGGTTAATACCGGTCTGCAATCTATGAATACTCAGTTCTTTACTGGCTCTGCTTATACGGCAGCTTGGTATATTGGTCTGGTCAACGGAACTTCTGCTACTACAACATTCTCGGGTGGCGATACGTTGGCTACTCATGCCGGTTGGACTGAGAACAGCAGCTATAGTGGCACTCGTAAAGCAGCATCGTTTAGCGCGGCTACATTGGCAGACCCATCAAATATTAACAACTCTGCTTCGTCAGCCTCGTTTACTATGAATGCCAACGCTACTATTGCTGGTGCGTTCTTGGCTAATGTAACGTCTGGCACTACAGGTTTATTATTTTCGGCGGCTGATTTCCAATCGCCTGGTGACCGTACAGTTGTAAGCGGCGACGTATTGAACGTGACGTATTCGTTCAACCTTGACGCTGTTTAATAGGGGATAAGCATGTCAACATTTAAAAAAGGCGATGTAGTCAAAGTTAAGGCTGTGACTCCAGAAGGCCCAATTACTAAGATGCGCATGGACGAAGACGGAACTATCTACTATTTGTTAGCGTGGACAGTTGAAGGTATGGATCATGAGCGTTGGTTTACGGAAGATCAAATTGTTGCTGCGGGGTAATGTGTGGCGCAAGTTGATGGCGGCTACAGCAGCGGGTACTGGGCTGAAGCAGCGTGGGGCTGCTCAGTCTATTATCCTGTCATCTCTAATGCTGGTTGGGGTAATGGTATTTGGGGTGGTGCTAATGATGCGTATGGCGGCTGGGGCTTAGGTAATGGCGGGTTAGTAAGTGGTTCTGATTCTATTTCAGCCATTATATCTCCCAAAATACTTGCAAACATATCTGAAAGTGCAATAGTAACAGAAACATTTGTAGCAAAATTTACGGCAAACGTAACAGTAAGCGACACAGCAAATACATCTGAAACAGTAAGCTCGGCAATAGTATTAGCAAGCAGTGTAAGAGATACGGCAAACGCAAGTGAAACAGTAGTAAGCGCAATTGTATTTGGTAGCACGGTAAGTGATACCGCTAACGCAACAGATACGGTTAGCACCAAAGTAGTATTGGGAACAACAGCATCAGATACGGTAAACGCGACAGATACGGTTTCTATGTTTGTCACGTTCCCAGCAAATGTCAGCGACACGGCAAGTGCAAGTGAAATAGTATCTGCTGGTGCTAACTTAGTAGTAACGGTACGTGATACAGCAAACATATCAGAAACAATTTTTGGTGCTTTTGGTAGTTTTAATAATATTGCTGAAGCAGTACAGATAACCGACAACGCAAACGTAACAAGAATTACAGAATGTTTGATGGAAGAAAATACTGCAAGCGATGATGTTTATAGCTCGCAGGCAATCTTTCAGACGTTGATGGAAGAATTGGTAAGCGCATCAGATACGTTTGAAGCAAGCGGTATATTTACAGCTAACATAGCTGAGAGCATAACAATAACTGATTTGTGGTTTGCGCAGTATTTGTGGAATTTGATTGATGATGCACAAACGGCTAACTGGGCGCTGATTAACGATGATGTATCTGGCGGCTGGGCAATAATTAACACGACAGAGAATACGTCGTGGCAGGTAATAAACACCATTATGTAAGGACAGATCATGGCAAGTACATACAGTGGCAACCTAGCTATTGAGCTTATCGGCACTGGTGACCAAGCCGGTACGTGGGGCGCAACTACTAATACAAACTTAGGAACTGCGCTAGAGCAGGCAATTACTTCTACTGCAAGCGTTACGTTTGTCAGTGGTGGTAATACGGCTATTGCTTTAGCTCAGACTAATGCGTTCCAATCAGCGCGTAGTTATAGGTTAACTTTGTCTGGTGCTTCATCAGCAACTCAATACCTGTGGGTTCCAGCTATTAGCAAACAGTATGTTGTTAATAACACGCTGAACAATTCAATTATTATATCTAATGGTTCTAATGGAGCTGCTACTGGTACAACGGTGACTGTGCCCTCTAGCAGATCAATGGTTCTTTATAATGACGGCACCAATATTGTAGAAACTATTAGTTACCATTCAACTCTGCAAGTTGGTAATCTAACACTGTCAAATATTACGCTGACTAACCCGCTGGATGTATCAGAAGGCGGAACGGGTTTAGCCAATTTGACTTATGGCAGTGTGTTGGTAGGTAACAATACAAGCAATGTGACATTGGTAGCGGCTGGGACTAGTGGCAATGTTTTAACAAGTAATGGTACGCATTGGGTAAGCCAAGCATCAACTGGTATTTCGGCAGGTAAATCTATCGCCCTCGCAATTGTTTTCGGATTCTAAGGAGTTATTTAAATGGCAAATCCTAATATAGTCAACGTAGCGCAGATTTACGGTCAGACCAACTTTCTGACTCCTGCGAATACGTCTACGCTGG